CAATCCTTTGATGTTAGCATTGTATCAATTACTTGCAGAAGGCAGAGCGGCTAGAAACTGGGCTATGATGGCAGAAACAATTGAAGATAAATTTATATCTTCTAGATATGCCAAAATTGCTAAAGATGAAAAATTCCACGCTTCTATTGGAAGAATGGAACTTGAGAAACTTTGTAATACACAAGAAGCTCAAGATGAAATCAATTCAGTTATCAACAACTTCAGAAAAGACTTATTTGCAATAACATCTTCAAAAACTGGAACAGTAAAAGAATCTGTTCAGTTAATGGAAACATACGCATAATAAGAATTTAAATTCTTAAGACTAAAGGGCGGTAATTTTATCGCCCTTTTTTTATGACTTAAATATCAGTATGGAACACAGCAAAGATTATTCAGAAAAAATATTAAAAAAAATTGATGACGATTTACAAGATTCAGATCAAACAATTAAAAACTTAAAAGCACACACAGAAGTTAATGCACTCAAAACAGGTAAGAAACTAGAGTACGGAAAAAGTCGTTGGGACTATGAAAAGAAAAGAGCATTAGAAAGAGGTGCATATCATTTTGACTGGAGCAAAAAAGATAATATTGAAGATGTGTTAATGTTCCACGGTAACATTGATATGGATTGTGATTACTTTATCAAAACATACGGTGACGCCGCATTAGACAACGCAGTGCATTGGGCAACACGAAACAAAAGTGTTGGCGGAAACTATGCAATAGATCAAGAAGTATATGATATAGTTAGATCAGGTGGTGATCCAGAAAGTAAAATATATGGTAGAGCGAATATGTTTACTGATCCAAAAGCGATTGCACTTGCTGAAGGACTTCTAGGGCTCTATGATTACGAATTAAAATTACACTCTCAGGTATGTGGTCAATTATTACATATGCACATGGACAACTTTGCGGCAAGGCTAGACAGACAAAATACGTTTGACGAGCTTGATTACGATGTTGATCCAAAAAAAGTACATAGGTTTGTAGTATTCTTAAACGATTGGAGTATGGGACAAATATGGCATCAAGGTACAGCAACACATACACATTGGAAAGCAGGAGATATTATTAGTTGGCATTGGCAAGACTTTCCACACGGTACAGCAAATATGGGTTGGGACACAAGATATATTTTGCAGTACACAGGTAGAACAACAGACAAAACTTGGAAATTTATTGAAGGAACTAATAAAGATTCCAAGCATACTTTAGACATTCATAATGGATGAAAAAAAGAGATCACTAGCTAAAGTCGTTTCATGGAGATTAATTGGGTTAATAGTATGGCCAACGGTTAGTTACGCAGTGACAGGTAATTGGGCTGAAACAGGAATACTAACAGGAGCATACTTGTTTATGACTTTAATGTACTACGTTCATGAACGTGTTTGGGATAAAATTAAGTGGGGAAGAGACAAATAAACAGTATTTCCAATAGACTTTTAATATAATTCTGCTATAATATTACTTAAATACCATATATGCAGAATGAAACTAGAAGTTTACTGGAAGAATTAACTAATATGCCCTTGTCAAAAGACAAGGAAAATGTAGTAGAAAGCAGAGCATCTCACATTATTGAATCTGCTATAAGACTTATATCCTTCATTAGAGAAAACTTTGATCCCGAGACTGCATATAAACTAGAAAAACGATTTCATTCATCTATTAAAAATATGGATAGTAACAAATTTTCAAAAGGTGTTGCTCGCATTAAAGAAAATAGAGACATTAAAGATAATGTTCTAAAAATTAAAGATGGTGAATACAAAGAGGACTAACCATGTTGATAGAAGATGTCCTATTAGAATTTAAAAGGACCCACCTAGAACATATAGAAGATATTATTATTACAGATGGCTACAATGGAGGCAAAGCTGTAATAGATTACTTCCGTGGATTATTAGTAACACTTCAAGGCACGTCGTCTGAAGCTATGTCTGTTTCAGTTAAATGGGATGGAGCACCTGCCGTTGTATGTGGTACTCATCCTGAAACTGGAAAATTCTTTGTAGGTACTAAATCAGTATTTGCTCAAAATGCCAAAGTAAACTACACTAAAAAAGATATAGCAAACAATCATGGAACAGAAGATTTAGGACAAAAACTATTAAAATGTCTTGTACACTTAAAAAAATTAAACATACAAGGAGTAGTACAAGGAGACCTACTGTTTACTGACAATGACATTGTAAGAAAAAACTTTAATAATGTTCCACATTTAACATTTAAACCTAACACCATTACATACGCAGTACCAGAAGATTCTGATATTGGTAGACAAATAGATACTGCTAAAGTAGGAATTATATTTCATACAACATACAATGGTGAAGTACTTGCTGATATGACAGCATCCGCAGGAGCAGACACTGAATCATTTTCAAAATTACCCGATGTATTTTTTGACAATGCAACATACAAAGATGTGTCAGGCTCTGCTAAATTTACAGCAGAAGAGACACAAAAATTTATGAGTGGTATTGAAAAGTTAGAAGGACTACTTAATAATGTACCACGTAATCTTTCAGACTTGTTAGGACAAAACAATGACTTTGTGGGTTACTTCCAATTATATATTAATGCAATGGTTAAACAAGGACAACTACCAAACAATATAAATCAATTTTTACAAGGTTTTAAAAAGTTTTATGCAGAAAGAATGCAACAACAAATTGCAGGATTAAAAGCACAAAAGGCATTACAATTAAGACAAGATAAAATGAAACAAATGCCAGTATTCATGGCTAGAATTAAAAAACCTTTACAAGCGATGCTAACATTTTATAAGTCAGTACAACTATTAAAAGGCTTTGTACTTAAAAAAATGAACCAAGCAATGGCTATTGGCTCTTTTGCACAAACTAACAATGGACTAGAAGTAACTGATCCAGAAGGATTTGTTGCTGTTGATAAAACTGGTAATGCTGTTAAACTTGTAGATAGATTAGGGTTCTCAAGAAGAAACTTGGCTGTTGTCAAAAAATTCCAAAAAACTAATTAAAGTTTTATTAACTTCCTCACTTAACTTTTCTTTATTAAAAAGTGTATCATAATTATGTTGTCTTAATGCAATTGTCTGACGATATATATCTTGCCAATCTTTTGTTCTTAAATCTTTACACAACGAAACAATCTTATCAATTTTTTTATCTTTATCGTTTTCTAAATCATACGATTCATCAAAATAAGAACCAAATGTTTTAAATCCTATCTCTCTTAATTTTTGTAGATACAAATGATTACCATGGACTACAAATACGTGTTGAGCCATAATAGGTTTCCATATTTTCTCAGTCATAAAAACGTCTGTATCATTATCGTTAGTTTCAGAAACTATTGAACAGACTGTATCAACATATGGCATTTCTGTTATGTCTTGATCCTTGCCCCAACGTGGATAGTCTTTAGGATCTATACCTGGTAACTCATACTTCTTTTCCAATCTACGTTTTGGTTCTCCTTCAACAAACGTGTATATACTATTATCTAATACACCTTGTTCCAACAATTTATTGTAAAGTTTAACTCTATGCTTTCTTGGTTCTTTATTCAAATATAAGAAGTCGTGTTTTTTATACCAGTAACTACCAAAGTGATCATGAGTAAATTTAAACTTATTGTTTAAATGCTTATCATACATATACCACCAGAACCAACTAACGCCACCTGTCCAATTAAATGACGTTACTCCTTCTATATCGTTTGGATATATATTACCAGCATTAATATTTTCTTGTGATTCCCAAGGTGACGCCATTATAAATTTAAACCCTTGACTATGCAATAGCTTAACTCTTTTTAATAACTCTACTTGATATTCTGAATTAGCACATATTCTATTATTAGCAATAGTTCTATCAATAAAAGCAAACCGTCTATTATATGAATCTAAATCATAATTGTGTAGAGTGTAGTACTCTCCTGTATAATCTATCTTTTGATCTGGTAAAGAGTGTGCATCTAAAAACCGTTCATAAGACTGATGATTACCAGTTTTCATTAGATCAGTTAGGAAAAAATTACGTTGCATCTATCTATAAATATGTGTATGATAACATCCTTTTTACAGTATGTAGCCGAGGGTAGGGTCGTACGAAGACAAAGTGACCTTGCAAGATATACATTCCAAGAAATTACAGAGAGAATATATCTTAGTTTTCTTACATTGGCACTATTAAAAAACTTTTCGCAAACAGCAAGTTTTGTAAAATCTTATGCTGGCCAAACACTAACATATGGTTCATTTGATAGAGTACGAGGTACAGCAAATGACCTTCATAATATGTTAGCCATAGTAGCAGGTGATCCAGCTATTGTTCAAAAACTAGCAAACAAAAATGCCGCAATGGCCTTAAGACAAAGACAAACTGTTCCTGTAACATCTATAAAAAGATATCTCAGAGATTTTAAAAATGACTATAAATTTTTAACACAATTAGAAGTAGCATTGGGTATTAGCAATCCTGACTATAAAAATTTAAGACGTGCCATTACTGATTATATTTCTTTAGATATTAAACGAAAAAAAGTTACTGCTACAAGATTACTACAAGCACTAAAGGCTAAACTACCAGGAACTGACTTACAAAGACAAGCACAGGCATTTGCTAACAAACATCATTTAGAATTAGATGATGTAGTTGATGCAGAAAGAACAGTACCTGGTGTAGAACTTACTCCAAATGAAATGCAGGCATATAGACTCCTTGTTGGATCATCTAATGTTAGACGGGCAAAAGTTGCCGCTGATATGATTAGACAAGGTAAGGCAGTACCCGCTCCTGTAATGGTTGCTTATGCACCTATCGTAACAATGATAGATGACATAGCTAAAGGTGGTTATTCCTTTGTTAAACTATTACAAGTAATTCATGCCAGAGCAAAATCTAGAAGAACGTAAAATGCATCCATCTGAGTTTTGGACAGTAGACGGAAATCATTCTCAACCAACACTAATAAACGATACCACTGGACGATATAGACAAGAACGACAAAGAACAAACGCATTAAGATATGTTAAAAGTAAAAGAAATTGTATAGACATAGGCAGTCATGTAGGCCTATGGACTCGCGAACTTGCATCAATATTTGAACAAGTATATTGTTTTGAACCTAATCCAATCTTTATAGAATGTTTTAAAAAAAATATAACTGAAACTAACGTACAATTATTTCAATATGGATTGTCTAATAAAGAACATACAACATCAATGAAAGAAACCAATTCCACAATGATGACTGAAGAGCCTGGCAGTATACAATGTCGAACACTTGATAGTTTTAATTTAAACAACATAGACTTTATTAAAATTGATGTCGATGGTTTTGAAGTTAGAGTTTTAAACGGTGCAATTGAAACTATTACAAGAAACAAACCAGCTATTAATATTGAAATGAAAAAAGAAAAAAGGCCAGCAACTTGTATAGAGATAAGAAAAATCCTCAGTCATTTAAGCTACTATCCTCGAAAAAGAACTAGATCTGACATAATCTGGACAAAATAGTTATATAAACACTAAATTTACCAAATCTTTTACTAAATAGATGCAACATGACACCGGAGCGGTGTCGTAGTCATTAAATCAGATAATAAGGAGGATTTAAAATGGCAGGACAAGTAAAAGTAAATCCAGCGGCAACTACTGTACCAATGAATGTTGTAGGTAAAGATCTACAATTTTTCACAGTTGATTATATCCAAGATATATCATCTAAAACAGGACCGTTGAGTGCTCAAAAAGCGGCAATAGATGCAATTCAATCGACTTGCACTATATTAGCGGCAGGACCACTAGGAAACTCAAACACTGAACAAACGTTCATGGTTGAAGGTTCCGACGTAACAGTAGCGGCTACTTTACAAGCGGTTATCCGTGCATTAGGAACAGTTGATTCATTTGATCATTCCGATGACACAGTAACAGCAAAAACTTTAGTAATAGCTGTATAATAATAACAACTAGATACGAGTTTTTAGTAAAACATTAAAAGGGCGGACATTTATTTGTTCGCCCTTTTTTCTTTAATTAAATATCTAAAAGCATAATGCACGAATACAAAGTTCACACACTAGTTGATATAACAGAAAATGGTAATTTGAAACAAGCATTTCCATTTAAAACTATTAGTGGGGAAGTAGTACATGATAAGACAAGTCTTGCCGTAACACGAAATCAAAATTCAAATTTTGCAACAGTACTACAATTATTACAGATGAGAGCAAACATTACTTGGGAAATACCACCTACTAGAATTAATCAATCTGTTGCTAATATGCGATTTGGTTCTAACTATGAAGGTAAACAAAATAGTTGGCACTTCCAATTTTTTACAGAACAAAGTGAGGTATATGGAAGTAGTCCCGATCCTATTGAATTTGTTACTGCAGATTTTGATCTTGTACCTATCCTATCATTTTGCAAAGAAACGGTTACATTTCCTACTAATACATTTCTTACATACGATCCACAATCGATAAACACATACTTTTCATACGCAGGAGAAATTAATAAATAATAATGATTAAGGCATACACAGGCAAACATAGGCAGTTAAGGCATGACACAGGCAGAGTACCTAGCGGTAAAAAGAGATATATTCGAATTAAAGAGAGAATTAAATTTTATGCCAACTGAGTTAGAAAAAACAAACCTAGAAGCACACGTTGACTTATGTAGTGAACGATATAAAGGACTACATGACAGGCTATCTGCTATTGAACAACGTCTAGGCAAAATTAACGAAGACATGAAAACAGGACAAAAATCTCACTCCAAAACAATTATAGCCACAGCAGGTACAGTTATAGCAGGACTACTTTCAACTATGGTGGTTCTTTTAATGAAAATGCCTGGCTAATATTACCACAACAAATGTATATAAAAATAGCACCAGGTGTTCAAGTTTGGATTACTAATGAACAATTAAACTTCATTAACAAATATAAAAACCATATATCATTCCGAAGCTCGGAATTAGAAATAACAGAAATTGAAACGGCTAAAATATTAGCATATAAGAGTATTTTTGTAAGAAAAAAACTTGACAACGATGTTCAATACGCTGTAAATAGACATATAAAATTTGTTAGTAATGCCAATAAAAAATGAACATAAACCGTTTAGCGAACTTGTAAAGCAAATTGAGGCCTACGGACTCAAGGATAAACTTGCTGACCTGGCACATAAACAAGAAGCAAAAAGACCATTTCATCATTTACCTAAACAATTTTCTAAAGGAATCCTAATAGGAAATATAGCTATTGTACCTAAGAAACATACAGGTACTCGTTATATCTACGTTATTGCAGACATGATTAAAGCAAAGATACTATATGATCATATTAATCTAAAACAAACAGCAATTCTAGTAGCCCATAATATAGCAGACGGAAATCAAGCCCCGGAGCAAGTATTAGAACATGATACACATTTTGCATCACAATTATTTAATATTACCAATGCTAAACGTATGATGAAAATAGCCTATAACGAAAACAACGAAGCAGATGCAGAAGTATATCTACAAAAATTACAACACGCACACGATCTTGCGGATCAATACAAAGCAAAAATACAAGGAATTTTCCAATCTACCTTTAAGTGAAAACGACTAAATAATGATATGCAGAGCATAGAGCTAACAAAACCAGTTACAACCGAGTCTTTACTAACAGAATTTGAATCTAGATTTAATCAAACCATGGATCTAAGCAGATTTACTAGAGAAGAATTAGAAGATACTGCAAACAAAGTAAGAACTAGAATTCACAACATTACACAAAACGAACACTTTGGACATGAACTAAAAAATCATGACTACCAAAAAAATCAAATGATGCTTGATATAATAAATCAAGCCATTAAAGAATATGGTCAACAAAGTCCAACAATAGATAATCCAATATTAGCTAAAGCAAGTAAACCAATTAAAGATAAACTTTCAAAAGGACAAGCACTAACACCTCCTGAAAGAGGAGCGGCTTCAAAACTTATGGCAAATAAAGATGTTAAAGAAGGCGTAGAAGAACAATCAGAATTAATACTTGCGGCTAAAGATATGATGGATAAAGTTACAGCATTCCTAGAAGATTTAGCTACAATGAAAACAGAAAGTATGTTAGAACTTGCAGACAGAATTAGAGATGAAATGGGTGCAGAAAAATCAGATGCTTTCTTACAAAAAGTTAAACCTGCTATTGAACAAGCAGAATCAACACTTGGACAAACAAGACAAGAGCTTGACAATGGTGTAAGAGTACTTACAGGTGAAGAAGTTGCAACAGACACAATAGGTGGCGACGACACAATGAATACAGACGGAGACGAAGTTGGACTAGATGATTTAGATGATTTAGAAACAGATGAATTTGGTGCCTCAGATGCAGAAGCAGGTGGAACAGAGCCTGAAGGCAGAGAAACTAGAGAATCCAAAGAAGTATTCGAACAATCTAACAGAATATATTCCAAACTAGCAGGGAAGTAATTCCATGCGTTTTAACGAATTCAAAAACACAGATAAACAATTAGAAAGTGCATTAGTTAATACACTAATGAATCTTCAAGGTGATGCTGATGATAGAAACACATCTGCAGAAATAAGTTTTGATGCTGTAAAAGAAATAATGAGAAATACAGGTTATCCGACATTCAGCTATGACCTATTCAAACAATTATATGATAATGGTAAAACTCTTAAAAATGTTGTAAAAGATTTTGATCAAGACACTATTAAAATTAAAACAGAAAAAGACGCAGAAACAGATCCAGAAATGGATTTTGACAATCAAGGCTCTACTGACAAGGTAAAACAAATGGCAAAGTCAGCCATGAACCGAAGAAAATAATACAAGCATACATACAATTATGAGTGAATATATTAACATTCATAATTTAAATATTATCAACGCCGAACTTACCAATTATTGTAATGCATCTTGTCCAATGTGTCCACGGTTTGATTTTGATTTAAATTTAATAAAAAGTATTACCAACAATTCACACACTACATTAGAAACAATAAAAAACAATATAGGACCTAAAGTATTATCTCAATTAAAAAGATTTTACTCATGTGGTGTATTAGGAGATGGCTCTATGAATCCTGAATGTTTAGAAATTTATGAGTATATAAAACGTTGTGGGAATTCTAATTTATCATTAAACACAAATGGTGGAGCAAGAGCTACTGACTTTTGGAAAGAGTTAGCCAAGTTAAATGTTGAAGTGACATTTTCAATTGACGGATTGGAAGATACAAATCATTTGTATCGTAGAAATATTAAATGGGATAAACTAATGAACAATGTAGAAGCTTTTATATCAGCAGGTGGAGAAGCAAATTGGGATTTTTTAATATTCAAACATAACGAACACCAAATAGAACAAGCAGAAGTATTATCTAAAAAATTAGGATTTATTGATTTTAGGAAAAAATATACAACAAGATGGAATGACTTTAACAGTGATGGTGATTGGATACAACGAGAATCAATACAGGTAGATGATTATAAATTAGAAAAAGTTGTTAAAAAAACAAAGGCCCCAGGTGGATCCATTACACAAAAGTCTAAAATTACAGATACTTTCACAACACGAAAAATTAATTGCTTTTCATTTCATAAAAATAAGAGTGAAATTTATATAGCGGCAAACGGAGATGTTAGTCCTTGCTGTTGGTTAGGTGATTTAAAAATACACGAAGCAAAAAACATTATAAACGATTATACAAAAGTTAATATTAATCATTGTAGTCTCGATGAAATATTATCAGGTGACTTCTTTAAAGAATTAGCAAACGGTATTGAAGGACAACAAAATGCTTACCGTCTACAAACTTGTTATCATACCTGTGGAGTTCAAGCATGAGTAAAACTTACTGTGATTTTCCTTTCGAACATCAATATGTTCATATGTCTGGTTCTGTAAGATTATGTTGTGCCACTATGGAAAATGTTACAGATAAAAAAGGCAATAGAGTACATATGAATAATGATTCATTACAAAAAATATGGAATAATGAATACATGAAACAAGTAAGACTTAAAATGAAAAACGGAGAACAGTTGAAAGCCTGTTCAAAATGTGTTGATCAAGAAGCACGTGGTTACAAATCTATGCGTAAGGAAATCAGTCAAGAAAAAAATTTAAACAAAGTTAAAACCGATGGATCTATAGATATAATGCCACACTCAATGGAACTACACTTTGGTAATATGTGTAATCTAAAATGTAAAATGTGTGGACAAGACTATTCAAATCAAATAGGAAAAGAATTATTAGAAATAGGAAAAAACGATAAAGAATTTTTAAATTGGGTATACAAACAAAGTGGCAATGTTAATAATTGGACTAACAATCTATCAGTAGAATACACATGGTTTCAAAATGAAAAAACTAAAAATAAACTTATAGATTATATAAGCAAACATATCACACACTTAACTATTATTGGTGGTGAACCAACAGTTATACCAGAGTTCTATGCATTACTAGATTATTGTGACGATAAAGATACACTAAAAAATAAAGACATAACGATAGTAACTAATCTTACTAATACCAATCCTAAAATGACACAATGGTTTCCAAAAATGAAGAACTGGACGATATGGGCAAGTATAGATGGTCTTGGAGACATAACCGAGTACATTAGATATCCTAGTAGCTTTAAAAAAGTAGTTGAAAATTTAAATTTTTATAAAAAACTTGTACTAGAAAGTGGTAATGGAAAAATAATGTTTAGTCCTGCTATACAATTATTAAACATTCATCAATTAGATGATATGCTAAAATGGTTTATAGATTTTGCTGACGGTAATTGGGGCAAACAATTTAATGTATCATGGATGTCTCAAGTTTGGTATCCTCGTATTTGCAATTATGATACTGCACCAAAACAATATAGATTACAAGTAGCTAAGAAACTTGAAAAAAGTATAGAATATTTTAGTACATACAAATCTATATCAAACTTTTATAACAAACAAATAGAAAATTTAAGAGGAGATTTTCTAAATACAAGTGAAGAACAAAACCTACAACAATCATTTATTAGATATAATGACACACAAGATAACCACAGAAAAAATAAAACGTGGCGAAAATTACTGCCAGAGCTAGAACAATCATTGACAGAGCACCTAGCATAATATAAAATACAATAATGAAAATATCCGAAGATGTATTAAAAAGTAAAGGTATTCCTTACATACAAAAATATCCATACGGTGAACTAGCTAAAGTTACCAAAAATCATAAAAGACATTATGAAACTCCCGACGGTAGACAAGTACCTTCTGTAACAACAGTTTTATCTGCAACAAAAGATATGACACAGTTAAACGCATGGCGAAAAAGAATAGGAGAACAAAAAGCACGACAAATTACACAAGAATCTGCAAACATTGGAACCGTTATGCACTCATCTTTAGAAAAACACGTAAAAGGAAAAGAAAGAAAACCTGGCTCTAATCTTATACATCAAAAAGCACACGCGATGGCCAATGTCATTATTGATAATGGATTAAACGATGTTAGTGAAGTATGGGGATCAGAAGTTTCATTACTTTATCCAGAACTATATGCAGGCACAACTGATCTTGTAGGTGTATATAAAAACGAACCTGCTATTATGGATTTTAAACAAGCACGAAAACTTAAAAAGAAAGAATGGACTGAAGATTACTTTTTACAATTAGTTGCATATGCAGAAGCACATAACAAAATGTATGACACACATATAAGTTCAGGCAGAGTTTTTATTTGCACACAAGACAACAAATTCCAAACATTTGAAATAGACAATTACGACTATTGGGCAGGGCAATGGTACACTAAATTAGAACAATACTACAAGTCAATCCTTTAATAAATAAGTGTAATATGCCGATAGTCCAAATTTCGAGAATACAACACAGACGTGGAAAAGCCACTGATCTACCGCAATTAGCGGCTGGAGAAATAGGCTGGTCTATTGATGATCAAAAATTATACATAGGAAACGGTACCGTGGCAGACGGTGCTCCTGCAGTAGGTAATACAGAAATTATTACTTCAGGATCTTCTGCATTTTCAACAGCACTTACTCATGTTTATCAAGGCTATCTCGGTGCTTCAACTCCAATATTAACAGGCGCTAGTGGTAATGTTAGTAGAACATTACAAGCAACATTAGATGACTACGTTTCAATTAAGGCTTTTGGAGCAGTAGGAGATGGCTCAACAGCAGACTTAACAGCAATACAAAGAGCACTTGAAGAATTATATTCAGACACAGATCAAGCAGATGTAAGAGCACATAGAGTTTTATTCTTTCCAGCAGGAATTTATAACGTATCAGGATCTATTAAGATTCCACCTTATGCACATTTAAGAGGTGAAGGTCCAGGCAAAACAGTATTTGCTCAGTCAGGTGGAAATGCACCTGTCGCAGTAACAGAAGATAATAACGGAAATGCATTTGGATCAATTACTACAACTACACCAACACAAATTCAAATAGAAGGAATTTGTTTTAAAAATGGTGAAGCATACGGTGGATTGTCAATTGATTGTGCAACTCACGTGTATCTACGAAATTGTAAATTTGTAGGAACATATGTAGCAGGAGGAACAGATGCGCCTAACTCAAAAGGTATCACAGTTAGAAGTACAAATACTTACAGTTCCTCAAACGTTGTATTTGATCAATGTCAATTTTCAAAATTTGCTAGACTAGTTGATTTAGATTATGATGTTACAAGTGTAAGATTTCATAATTGTGATTTTACAATTGGATACTACGGTGCTAGAATTGGAGAAGACACTGATGGTTCTGCAAATGGTTTAACAGTAGGCCCTAGAGATGTTCAATTTAATGGTAATAGTTGGAGCAATATTAGTCAACAAGCTATTTGGGTTTCAGGTGCTAATGGAGACATAAGAAATATTATTTCACAAGGTAATTGGTATGGACTAAATGTAGCAAATAATTTTGAAGGTGTTGGATCAATTCGTGAAGTGCCTATAATACAATATGACAGAGATGAATGCAGTTCAGCATTAGACTTTTTTGAAAGAACAGATTTAAGAAGAGCAGACGGCAGTTCAGAATTAAATGCCGCTCCAGAATTACAAGGAATTGGAATATCAACAAAAGCAATTAAACAAGCAACTTTACTCGACAATCAATCGGCCACCACAATAAATGAATTTCCAGCATTGGCAGGAAAATCGTTAATTATAAAATATAAAATAGTAAGAGGAACATTAGACAGAACTGGAGAACTTATTGTTAGTGCATCAACAAACGGTGTACAATATGACGATACGTTTACTGAAAGCGGTTCAGATGTTGGAGTAACTCTTTCAGCAGTATTAGATGACAAAGACTCTACTTCTGGTAGCGAAACAGTTGCTTTAAAATATACTACAACATCAACTGGCACGAATGCTACACTCGAATACCAAACTACAATAATGGTATAACATACACTAAACTGAAAGTTGCACATAATTTCATAGACAAAAAATTTTTTCATCTATATAATAGCATAAAATAAAAGAACAAAACGATGGAACGATTTTTTCCGTACGGAAAGGTAAAAAATTTTTGAAAATTTTATAACAAACATGATAAAACTAGATACGATAAATATGCATATAAAATCCAAAGCAAAAAAAGGAAAAAAAACTTACACAATGCCAACCGCCAGTACAATGAACATTTCAATCACCAAACGTGATGGCAGAAAAGAATCTCTAGACATTAATAAAATTCATTTCGTTGTTGAAGAGGCCTGTGAAAATTTACCTGGGGTCTCGGCATCACAGATAGAAATGAATGCCAACATACAATTTTATGATGGCATGACTACAAAAGATATTCAAAATGTTTTAGTACGTTCAGCAAATGATTTAATAACTCTCGAAACTCCAAATTACCAATACGCCGCGGCAAGATTACTTTTATATGATGTAAGAAAAGAAGCACACGGACAATATGAATATACTCCTTTATTAAAATTAATTTTAAGAAATGTTAGAAATGGTGTGTATGATAAAGACATTGTAGAAAAATATTCTAAAACAGAAATTAAAAAATTAAACTCTTGGATACGAAGAGAAAGAGATTTAAAATTTACCTATGCAGGGTTAAGACAAGTCTGTGACAAATATCTAGTACAAGATAGAAGTACAGGAGAATTATACGAAACTCCACAAGATATGTATATGATGATAGCGGCCACGCTATTCGCTAACTATCCTGAAAAAACAAGACTATCCTACATTAAAAAATATTACGATGCAATCTCATTACACAAAATTAACATTCCAACTCCAGTTATGGCTGGAGTAAGAACACCAGTAAGACAATTTGCAAGTTGTGTCTTAGTTGACATAGACGACACGTTACCTTCTATCTTCTCAGGTGATATGGCAATTGGTTTATATGTTGCTAGAAGAGCAGGGATAGGAATTAATGCAGGGCGTATAAGAGGAATCAATTCTAAAATTAGAGGTGGAGAAGTTCAACACACAGGAGTGATTCCGTTTCTAAAAAAATTCGAAAGCACTGTAAGATGTTGCACACAGAACGGAGTACGTGGAGGTAACGCAACTGTCCACTTCCCAATATGGCATCCTGAAATAGAAGATATACTGGTTTTAAAAAATAATAAAGGTACAGAAGATAACAGAGTAAGACGTATGGATTATTCTATACAACTTTCTAAATTGTTTTATGAAAGATTTATTAATAACGAAAACATTACTCTTATATCACCACAAGTAGCACCAGGATTATATGATGCATTTGGTACAGAAGACTTTGATGACTTATATGAAAAATACGAAGATGACAAAAGTATTCCAAAAAAAGTTGTTAAAGCACAAGATTTATTTTTTGATTTATTAAAAGAAAGAGCGGAGACAGGACGGATCTATATTATGAATATTGATCACTGTAATACTCATTCTTCTTTTAAAGACAAAGTATCTATGTCAAACTTATGTCAAGAAATTACATTACCCACAACACCTATACAACACATTGACGATGACAAGGGAGAAATTGCACTTTGTATTCTTTCCGCTGTTAATGTTGGTACACTAAATGATGTAAGTGAATTAGAAAACTTATGCGATATATCAGTAAGAGCATTAGATCAAATTATCGACTATCAAAGATATCCAGTTAAGGCGGCAGAAATAAGCACTAAAGCAAGACGTTCTTTAGGTATTGGGTATATAGGTTTGGCACACTATCTAGCAAAAAATGGTGTAAAATATTCTGATGAAAGAGCTTGGGAATTAGTTGATAGACTTTCCGAAGCATTTCAATATTATCTATTAAGAGCATCATGTGACCTTGCAGAAGAAAAAGGTAAATGTTCTGCATTCGATAAAACAAAATATGCAGATGGTGACTTACCACTTGATCACTATAAAAAAGAAGTAGACAAAATTATACCACACAAACAAAGAATGGCATGGGAAAGTTTAAGAAAAGATATTGCAAAATATGGATTAAGAAATTCCACTTTATCTTCTCAAATGCCAAGTGAAAGTTCTTCCGTAGTTAGTAACGAAACAAACGGAATTGAACCACCTAGAGCATTACTATCAATTAAAAAATCTAAAAAAGGACCATTAAAACAAATCGTTCCAGGTTATCCTAAACTTAAAAATGATTATACTTTACTATGGGATATGCCAAACAACGAAGGATATATTAATATTGTAGCAATAATGCAAAAATATTTTGATCAAGCAATTAGTGGTAACTGGTCTTATAATCCTAAACACTATGAAAATAATGAAGTACCTTTATCAGTAATGGCAACAGATATGCTTAACACATACAAGTATGGTTGGAAAACTTCTTACTATCAAAACACTTATGACTTTAAAGGTGAAGAAGAAGATGTACAACCAGCAGGATATGGCGATACAGTTGAAACTGACGAAGGTGAAGAAGTAGAATTACAATTATCAGATAGACAAATCGTTAACGGTCATGCTAAAGTTAACACTAGTGTAGAAGTCACTGCCAGTGCTAATAAAGAAGATGACTGTGATGCCTGCACAATATAATATAATTAAATACAACTATAATGAGTAAGACTATTTTTAATCAGTCTAATATAGACTTCACTAAACAACCAATGTTTTTTGGTGACGATCAAAATGTTCAAAGGTTTGACACTTTTAAATATCCTGTATTTGATAAACTAACACAAACACAACTAGGTTACTTTTGGAGACCTGAAGAAGTATCATTACAAAAAGATAGATCAGATTACGCACAGTTTCGTCCAGAACAAAAACACATTTTTACATCTAATTTAAAATATCAAACACTACTAGATAGTGTACAAGGACGTGGTCCAGTAATTGCATTTTTACCATATTGTTCACTACCTGAATTAGAAAGTTGTATTGTTACTTGGGATTTTTTTGAAACTATACACTCTAGAGCATACACACATATTATGAAAAATGTTTATGCTAATCCAAGTGATGTACTTGATAAAATTATTGATGACAAAGAAATAATAAAAAGGGCAACATCAGTTACAAAACATTATGATGATTTTATTGATTACGCAAAACAATGGGACGTTAATGGCAAAGGATCAACAAGAGTATTAAAGAAAAAATTATATCTAGCAATGGTAAACGTTAATATGCTAGAAGGATTAAGATTCTATGTTTCATTTGCTTGTACTTTCGCGTTTGGTGAACTTAAACTTATGGAAGGTTCTGCTAAAATACTTTCATTAATAGCACGTGATGAATCTCAGCATCTAGCAATTACAACACACATTATTAAAAATTGGATGAATGGTGATGACAAAGAAATGAAACCACTTATAAAAGAATGCAAAGATGATGTAATTAAAATGTGGAAAAAATGTGTTGAGGAAGAAAAAGCATGGTGTAACTATCTCTTTAAAGATGGCTCTATAATTGGACTTAATGAACGACTACTTTCTAGATATGTAGAATGGATAGCAAATAAAAGACTACGAGCATTAAACCTTGATCCAATATACGATGTTCCAGCAAATCAAAATCCATTACCATGGACTACACACTGGTTAAGTTCTAAAGGCTTACAAGTAGCACCACAAGAAACAGAAGTTGAATCCTACATTGTAGGTGGTATCAAACAAGACGTTGAAAAGGATCAATTCAGTAAATTCAAACTGTAAAATCTCTATTATTAAATACCTTTAATGTACATTTCCATACAAGCAGGTATTACTGATATTACTTTAGAATCCCTCGACGGATATAAAATCTATACAAAAAATAATACAAAAATTTCAGGACTAGATGGTTGGTATTTACTTACTACATCTAATATACAAATAAATGATATATTAATTAACAACGAATCAATTGGAGAGTTAATACACACAGGTTACATTAAAAATAATTCTTTTCATATTTGGATACACACAAATTTAGGATGTATGATTTCTTGTTGCAGGAAAGATATTAACAGTGACGATTTTAATAAAGAACTATATGACAACTATATGCTTACTGTCGATAGACCAATTACGTTAAGTAAATTATATTCTGAAAGTATTAACTCATTTTTTAAAAATGCAAACGGACCACATTGGTGGAAAGACAATCCCCCTTATAAAATTTTTACTACACCAACAATTAATAAAAATGAAATGTTACGTAAATTTGAATCACAATTAAAATATAATGATAACGTTGAACCTGGGTGGTCTTTCCAAACATTAAAACCAAGAGCAGACCTTCCTCTTATTAACTTTAATAAAATTGATAACAATGATGCAATTAAACTTTTTAAAACAGTTGGCTATACAAGTATATTAGATATTTTTATTGCTACTTTAGATCCTTTTAGTTACATACCAATACATATCGATGACAGCACAAATAAAAATCTTTGGCCATATAAAAAAGGTTGTAAAAAACTTTATTATAGTTTTAGTTCCGACAAAAATATATATTTTAAATTTAATGAAGCAGGACTTGTTCCTCTTGATAATTTACTGTTAGTTAATACTAGTGATTACGTACATTCTGTAGTAAATGATAGTAATAACTCACGAAAAGTTTTAATAGCATATGGGTGTAACTAATTAAAAATATGAACGTTTTAATTACAGGTGGAAACAGAGGTCTTGGTCTAGAATTTGCTAAACAATTTTCAAAATTAGGTTATAATGTTATTACCGGAGTAAGAAATATTAATAATGTTTTAGAATTAAAGAAACTTCCTAATGTTAAAATTTATAAACTTGATTTATTAAATCCTAATAGTATCTATGAGTTTTCTAATAACGTTGGGGACACCCCTATTGACATATTAATTAATAATGCTGGAAGGTTTACGTATGATCACGAAACTAAAGTAGATGTTAAGATATGGCAAGACGAAATAATGACTAATGCTATAGGACCTATATTGTTAACACATCAATTAAAAAATAATATACTAGCAGGAACAAAGAAAAAAATTGTATTTGTATCTGCACAAAAGGCTAGTATAGGTTGGCATAGACACAGAGGAAAATTTACAATATATAGAACATCAAAAGCGGCAATGAATGCCGCGGCAAAAAGTTTATCAGTCGATTGGAAAAATGATAACATTGTTATTACTTGTATTAACCCTGGTTGGTCTCGAACTGATATGGGTGGTGCCGATGCAGATCAATCACCAGAAGAAACAGCAGAAAATATAATAAAGTCAATTAACAAAATGGATGAATCAATGAACGGAACATTTATAGATTGGCAAGGCAACTCTATACCATGGTAACTTATGTGTGGAATATACGGAATAACTGATCATAATCCTAAATTTATACAAAATTATATAGACACTTGTAACTATCGAGGTCCAGATGGATCCAAAGTTTGGTGTGATCCAAATTATAACGTAACACTTGGACACAATCTTTTAAGTATAATGGCAAACCCAAAACAATCAATGCAACCTTGGATAACTCCCAAAGGAAACACACTTGTTTATAATGGTGAAATTTTTAATTACTACGAACTTAAAACAAAATACAAACAATTTACAGATACTACAGGTTGCGATACCGAACTACTTGCTTGGGGACTGGATACATTTGGACTAGCATTTTTAGAAGAAATAGATTCTATGCATGGCTTTGCATACTATGAACCAAAGAAGAAACAAATTACATTAAGCAGAGACCATGCAGGAATTAAACCTGTATACTATGCAGAAATAAAAGAAGGATTAGTATTTGGTTCTGAAATAAAAGGACTAATAAACAAAGTACCCAATGCTCATAATATTAATCCATTTGCTATGAAATCGTTAGAACTTATTGGAGTTAATCCATTACGTGATACATTTTTTACAAATATTAAAAAAGTACTACCCGGAGAAAGTATTGTTTATGATATAGAAAATAAAAAAATAAAAAATAGTTATAGAATCTATACGAAACCTACCTCAAATCATAAATTTGATCCTGAAGAATATAGAGATGTAATGAGTAAAACTGTTAAAATGACTACTATTGGAAGAAGAAAAATAGGTTCATTTTTAAGTGGAGGATTAGATTCAAGTGTAATGGTATATGAAGCAAAAAAGCACTTAGGTTCCATGGATTGTTTTACACATCACTATGATCCTTTAATAGAAAATGATTGGGAAGATTTTCATTCTGACTTTGATACTGCAAAAAGATTTACTAAAGACTTTAATTTAAATTTGAATCCTGTTTTGTGTACTCCTAAAGATTATAAAGATAATTTTTTAAAAGCAGTATATCATTATGAAGAACCTATATTAAATTGTAGTATGCCTGCTTATTACCAAATGAGCAATTATATGAAAAATAAAGGTATTGTTGTAGCATTGACAGGAGATCTAGGAGATGAAATGCTATGTGGATACAAACATCATTACAAGTTATTATCATCAAATATTAAAAGTTGGAAAGAATTAATTAATAAAGAATTATTAACTTATATTAGAGAACCTGTACCAATTGATCAAAACTTACCAACTAAACAAGATGTGCTGGAAGAGTTTATTAAAATTTATAACGATAGTAGCTTGTGGAATCCTGATGACGTGTGTGCATCTTTTATAGGTCTAGAATGTCTAAGTTTTGCATCAGAGGAATATTTTGGATTTGCTGATAAATTTGGAATGGCAAATTCTATTGAATCACGATTTCCTTATGCTACAAAACTTTTTATGAATTATGCATTATCCATTCCAAGCAAAGACAAAATACACAGTTTAGAACTTAGAAAAAGTTTACCTAGGAAAGCATACAAAAATATATTACCCAACTACATTATTGATAAAAGAAAAACAGGATGGGACAGTCCTGCACACAACTGGATAACTGAAAAGAAAAATAAAGAACTATTTGATTTCTATAAAAAATCTTTGTCTGTTAATAGACATATTCCCACATGGTTTGGTCGTGAATGGGTTAAGTCTTATAAAATGATTGCTCCATATAATAGCAATCCTATATATTCAAAAAAAGGTAGGTGGGAAATATGGACCAGGAACGATAAAACGTTATTTCCGATATAATAATAGCGGTTTTCTACTACTATAAATAATACATTATGCCAGCAATAAGCAGAGATCGAATAGACCTAGCAAAAACCGGTCACCCCTGTACATTCCAAATAGGATGTATAGCAACACAAGGTTCTGTTGTGGCAAATGGCATAGCAGTTCTTAGACCAGGTGATCGTTGTTTACCACATACTATATTAAGGAGGTGTGGCAAATATCCTTGTTGTTTACCTCACCGAGCAAAAGTTAATATGGGTTCTAGTTCAGTATTTGCTCTAGGCATACCAGTGGCAAGAGCTGGTGACTCAACTGATCAAGGAGCATTGTTTCAAGGTTCACCTAATGTTTTTGCTGGAGGATAAGAATGGCAATTAATAAAGGCTTGACATCACTAGTTAATGCAGATCCAAACTTTTCAAATCAAGGTTTAGAAAATGCAATTAATGAAATTAAAAATGTTGATAAAGACGATGGCTATTTGTGGATCAAATCTACATTTGATATGGACACAGC